TCTTCTCGCCGCAATGTCCGGACGCCCGAGGTGAAGGCATATCACTCTCAAGCTAATGTTTTCTTGGTGCCTAACAAGAACATTAAGGCAAAATTCGCAATACCTCAAGCGATTGAAAGTGAGCCTCTCTGCGAGGTCACCGGTGGTCCCTTGCTCGCGGGACTCCACCCTGTGGTTCCCGATAATGGGTACCGCAATTTTTTGGCAGCATTTCGTAAACGCTGCAACTATCATTGCTCGGCTCGGGCGACGCCGAAAGTTATTCAAGGCGCCCTTACATTCATTAATCGCATAGCTCCGAAACAGTATCAATCATTCGACTGGTCTGACGAGCTTTTTTCGTCTTGGAACGCCAAGTTCACTCCTGAGAAGCAAGCGCGTATGGTCGCGGCTTGTGGTCAATTTTCAACCAGCAGTCTCCATGCGTATTCACACAAGGAGATTTTCGTTAAGGTGGAAGCCTTACTGGTTGCACACAAGCCGAATTGGGCCCCCCGTGTCATTTACAAGGGCACGGACGTTTACAACGCGCTTAGCGGGCCAATTTTTGAGGAGTTAATGAAAAGGATGGACCATGGCATGCAGGTCATGCCTGGACCCCATCGCGTCAAAATGGCTTACAAATGTGGGCCACTTGACTACGTTCCATTTCTTTCTTCGTGTTCGCAAAAGGTCCTGGAGTGCGATTTCTCCGGCAATGACAAGACTCAGTGCGCCGATGTGCAAGTACTAGAGTTGATGTTGATGCGACGCCTGGGTGCACCTGAATGGTTTTGTCGGCTACACAGTCGTACTAACCAATTTCAGGTCACCAATTACGGGCATGGCGCACGTGCAACTCTAGAGCATCAGCTCCCTACCGGTGCTACTGACACAACCTTTCGCAACACTTTTTGGAATGGGTGCATTCTTACGGGTGCTTTGACAGCACTCCGCGCCCAATCCAGCCGTTCATTACTTTTGGGGGATGATATGGTAGCCACCGTAGATGGCATTTCTGTCCGTTCGCCAGCCAAGACGTATGAAGGACTAGCCAAAGAGGCTCAGATGGAAGCGCGCGTCAAGGTCCATTCCGGACTAGTTGACGCAACCTTTCTGAGCCGTTTATTCGTGCCGACCCAAGACGGGATGTACCTCACGGTCCCCCTGATTGGTAAGGCCATTGGCCGGTTCAACATGCGTGCAAATGCGAACGCCGCCGTCTCCGATGCAATGTATTTTGCAGGCAAAAGCGTTGGCTACGCATATGAGTTTCGCTTCTGTCCCGACCTTCGTGACGTGTTCCTCGAGCGCTTTTCGCGCGAGTGGGACAATGTCATCGCCGAAGGTGGGACCAAACCAAACCTTGCCACTTTAGAGATCAGTTGGCAGGCACGTTCATCGGGAGTCACCCTTGCCAATATCAAAGAGAAAATTTTCTCAGATAGGGTGCTTTCCTTTTTCGAGTGCCACCGTTTCTGTCTCTATCGGTACGGTTTGGATTTTTATGACGTCGTGGACCTGTTCACACGCGTTGTCCTCACGGACCATGAGGATGACGACACCACGATAGGGAGGATTCTGGCGGCTGACTTCATGCTCAGTTAAACCCCTTTGTTGATTTCGGGGACGCCATAATCCCACCTTCGTGGGTAAACGGGCTCATCTCGACGGAGATTAAGCG